CGTGTGGGAGTGTAAAATTTTCTTGTGCGTGTGACGCTGTTTGATTGTCCATATAAAAAAATAACCGTAAAGTTTATGTCTTTACGGTTAAATATAGTTAGTCTTGATTTTTTATAAATAGTATTAGTAAACTAACACACATCTGTCCATTCTCAATGTCGCAGAAATAGTTGCTAAGTTGTCAGTGTTGTACGCTAAAGCGTTGAAGTTTACATCACTTAAGAAAGTTCCGTAAAGAATCCACTTTTCTACAACAACCCCTGTTGGGTCTAACATCTCAAGGTCAATATCTTTTTTGTAACCAGCAGCATAACCCATACGACCTGTCACTGATTCAGCGTGTAAACGAACCCACTCCATAAGAGCTTGTGATGCAGATGGACCAATTGGGTCTCTGAATGTTACGTTAATAGTTTGCCAGTTAAATCTACCAGCTACCCAAACAGATGTATTTAAAAATGGTATTTCTGTTGGATTGATTGTTATGTGGGGTCTAGATGTAGATTCTACAAACCATTCGTTAATACCCAAACTTGATGGGAACCTTAAGATGAAACGATTCTGACGTTTCGGTTCATAAGGTATCGGCATTTTCATCAGTAAATCAGCCATGTTATTTTAATTTTGTTTCTTTGTTTATATGTTATAAATATAGTCTTCTTAAAAATATTTCTCTTTACTTTATTTTAAGAACCAATATTCTTTATTTATATTCCTTCTTAATTCCTCCAGCAGTAGAATAAGTTTTTACTATATTATCTGGTTTATCTTTAAAATGTTTACTCATTACTTCTACATTTCTTATATCATCATCTGAAAATCCTATAGATGGCTTAGCTGGAATAAATTTATTACCTATATCATTTTTTAAATAAGCCTTTTTATTTAATACAGCTGACATAGCCTTTATATAATTTACAAAATCGTCCATCGCCCTCACCTTAGCTTCTTCAGGATTAGCAACCCCTTTATCGTCACCAAAAGAAACGGGGTGGTATTTGTTCAACTCCAAGTATGATTTGATTAATTCATCATCACTCATTTCATCTTCATCCACAAACGTTCTGTATTTTTTTAAATTTTTCACTAACTGGTCTTTGTCTATACCATTAAATCCATCTATAATATAATTGTATATTGCTTCCTTTAATGTATTTGGAGTATGACCTCTAGCAGTAATTATGGCAAAAATTGAACCATTATTAATTGCCTCTTTGAAATCGTTGAATGCTGGTCCAACCTTAGCTCTCATAGAATCAATTAAAAAATCTTTATCTCCTTCTGTTCTAAAGTTTCTGAAAGGATTTTCCGCAAAATTTACAATAACATCACCATTATAGTCAAAAGGTTTTTTTCCTATTTGATGTCTGTGTTCAGCAAAATCGTCGGTACTCATTCCCACCTCATTACCCACATCTGTTTTGACAATAATCTTGGTAGGCATATGCACAATATTATCGTCCCAATCAAACGCATAATATTTTAAATCTGGAGAACCCTCACCTTTAAATCCCTCAATTAATCTTCTTTTCATATTCGGCTAAAAAAGGGGGACATAGTCCCCCGTTTTATTAGATATTTTCAAACGAAGCACCTGTTGGTGTGATAAAGAATTCAATATCAATGAACTCAAGTGCTTTTGTTGGTTTAAGGTAAATTTTACCTGTTAGTGTATTTCTGTCTAAATCTTCAGGTGTTGAAGAAACTGTTACACGGAAGTCGTATAAACCTCTGTCTCTTCTGATTGAGTCTAAGATTGGGTTAACACTGTCTAAAAATTGTTGTCTAACGATTTGGTCGTTTTGTTCGAACAACAATCTTACAGCCACCGCTGAAATCAACTTACGAGCTTGTAACAACAATCTTCTAACGTTTAATCTGTTAAGAGCGGTATCTGCAACTTGTAAAGTTTTGTTACCCCAAATTACAGTTCCTACATCAGAGAAAGTTGCGATTGGATTGATTCTACCTTGATATAAAGTATCTCTATCTTCTTGAGTTAGTTTAATTCTTGCTTTAATTGAATTAACAAGACCTCTTGTGTAACCCGCAGATGCGAACCAAGGGAATGCAATGTTATCTGTTAGAGCTAAGTTTCTACAAACTTCACCTGTTGGTGGTAAATAAATTTGTGTATTGTTAACAGTATCTCTAACCAAAATCCATGGGTAGTAAGTAGCTGTATAGTTTGAATCGATTCCTGTTGTTTCTAAATTATCAACAGCCTCCTGAGAGTAAATCACATCAAACTGACTAGTTCCATCTGGTGTATACATTTGGTAGTCAGGGGTTGTACAAATATAAACTGAATCCGCTCTTTGATACTGAATCATTTCAATAGCCTCTTCAACCAAGTTGGAGTTATTTACGTAGTCAATACTTGATGTTGCGAATACGTTGATATTTGTTGCTTCAGGATTAGCGTATGTTAAAATACCTAATAAGTAAGCGTAATAGTCAGTGTTTGCAAAATCTTGTGTATTATTTTGAACTACAATTCTCTTGAATAAACCATCACCAGTTGCTGTTGGATATCTTGAAGAAGGATAAGCTCCCGCCAAATAACCTGACGCACCTAATTGGAATCTATCTTGGTTTGTTCTATATTCTCTATAAATGTCCCATCCATCAAAACCACCAGCAAAACATACTGTGTATTTTCTTGAATAGATAAAGTAATAAGGGTTTTCTTGAGTTGCTGGGTCATTTCTAAAATCTGCTGCCCCACACTCAAAAGCTGTTTGACCACTTGTTAATAATAATGAGTTAGATAAAGTTACAACTGTTGCACCTGAGTCCATATGGAAACCTTTACTTAAGTAATTCCAAGAAATAGAATCTGTTGCAGTTTCCCAACCAGTTTGTGGATTTTGTTTTCCTTTATATTCTAAGAAAGACTCATCAATACCAAATTGAGTTGAAAAACCTAAGTACGTTCTTCTAACAATATCTCCAGGACTTTCTGTTGTATTTGAATTACCATTTGAAGTTCCAAACGGTGGGTTGTAAATTACTTCACCAGGATAATAATATTTTGTTTTGAATACTGGAACAGGTGATGGATTATCGGTGCTCTCATATTCTCTTTGAATATATCCATAGAATCCACAAGGAATTGCATCTATTGGAGCTTCGTCAGCAACCTCAATCATTATATATTTTGATAATAATGCGTATTCGCCATTTGCAGAACCGATTTTCTTAGCTACAAAGTTATTAGATGCTGGGTCCATATTACAGTTTGTGAACTTCTCAATAACAACAGGATTTGCATCCGTGTCATAGAAGTTTCTAACTAAAATATCAAATGTCATATTATTAAATGATAAATTAGCAACTGAAACTTTAATTTCAGTATTTGCTAAATCACCATCAGAAATTGATATAAACTTAAATAAAGAATAAACTTTATTACCCCTTAATTCTGAAACCAAGAAAGGAGTCTCAGGTGACTGATACTTCTCAAGATTCCAAGCTATTGAACTTGAATTTTGACTTCTTGCATCTGGTAATGCAACTATATCACAATTTAATCCACGAATATAACCTTTATTATAAGCATAATTTAAAACACCTTGATAACTTTCTTCCACAAATAATGGAACGGTCACTCTTGATTTTCCAAAATTATCAACACCAAGTACTTTTGTAAGATATTTTGATGAGGATGCTAATAGAGATGTTTCAAAAGAAAAAGATTTACTATCTTTAGTTACACCCGAAATTAAGAAAGTTGCGTAAGGGTTTTGAGTTACACCAGAGTAGTTTCCACTACAAACTAACTGTACATCAGTTAATCCTGTAACTTGATATATTGGACCATGTTCATCACTTGAACTACTATTTGAATATAATGAAATACCTCTTGAACGTAAAGTTGCAATAACCATATTATTATATTCGGAATACGCTGTTCCTGAAAAATTATAACTTGTTCCTGAAATAGTACCTGTGAAAGTTGTTCCTGATGCAATAGATGTTACCGCATAATAGAAAGAATATCCTGAATAATTATTATCACTTGTATTTTCAAAGTTAGCGTAATACCAAGGGTCATTGTTTGCAGCGCTTAAATCATTTAATGTTAAATCAATTGAATCGCAAGAATACTGATTTACAGGTGAATTATATTGTGTAATTAATTCATAATAATCATTTTCTGGTATTGAACCATAAACATTTACTGTTGACGACGACAGACTTCCATCAGATAACACATCATAAATAAATGTGTTAAAATCATTTTGTAATGTAGATACACTACCATCCTGTAATCTATATTGACTATTAAGATTTGATTGAATTGATGAAGGTAACGGACTTGTAAATGTTACTGTATTACCTGTAGATACTCCTGAGAATGTTGCTGACCAAGTTGCCTCGGTTGCGGTTAATAGACCAATAGTTGTAGGGTCTACATTCGCAGTCACCCTAATACTCCAAGACGGACCCGCGTCATATCCTGATAAACCTAACACTCTTGTTACAAACAACTGATTAGATTGTTGTAAATATGATTTAGCAATATATGCTGCCTCATACTTTGGGATTTGAGTATTCACAAATTTTGTTGGCTCTGTTCCACCAAAATAAGCTTGGAATTCGTCATAGTTAGTTATGAATACTGGTTCAAATGCTGGACCTTTTATTGTTTCTCCTACGAGACCTAACGTAGTTACACCGACACTCTGAGCTACGAACGATAAGTCCGTTTCAGAAGTGTACACACCAGGTGACACGTATACTTTTTGATTTGCTTGTGCTGTTGCCATTATTAAATTATTCTAATGCAGATTTATTTT